GGCGAAAATGACCGGGGCATTTCCCTCGTATTCATGGTACGCTTGTTTTAGTGAAAGCAGGGTGTTTTGCGTGGTACGGATAAGAACAGGTGTTTTTTGNGCATTTTGATTAACGCGAATGACTTCTCTTAATTCGGCTAAATCTTTAGCAAACAGTTCGAGAGATGGGACGGTTGAAAGTCGATAATCATTATTGTAGATGACAACGCCCATATCCGGTTCTTTTATGTCATTATAATTGAACAGTTTAAAACGTTTTCGATAAGTCGGTGCTGTCGCTTGAAATTCGAGTGGGAGTTCATAATGATCCAATCGGCCACCAAGTGCTCCGCGGACGGCAATAAAACCGAGCGTCTTATCTTTATAAAATCCGCAATAGCCATACGTATGCAAGACCATCTCCAAATAGCGAGGGTCTATGGTATCTGGAAGGTTCTCCCACTCAAAAAGTTGGAAGGCTAACGATGTCAAATAATGGTAATAGTGCTGATACCATGCGTTGCCCCATTCTCTGGCTGTCTGTAAAGGGGTTTTATTCTTCTTTCTTCGGAGACCCATTATATCACCCCGTTATCTAACGAATAATTGCCCACGTCATCCACATGCCATAAGGTGATCCCATTGTCGAATACGCTTTTTATTTTTTCTAAATCTTCGCGGTTAAGGTTTCCGGTTATCTGGCAATCTGCCGTCTGCACATAATTCCATGACTTTCGGGTTTTCAGATTTGGGACTTTCACCTCATTCGTTTTATAACCGAACATTTTAAAATAATCTTCGAGTTTACGAATATATTCATCGGTGATCTGTTTTTTGATAACATAGACACCTGTAAAATTATTCCCGAACTCAAAGGCTGAATTGCCACCCATCTTAACCAGTTGAGGCGGGACGTTTGACAAGTCTTTCATTTTAGCCTGTATGGCTTGCAAGCGTAAAGCCGTATTTCCTGCACTTCCAACCACGTTCGCTCCGGCAAAGGCAAGCCCTGCAAAATTGCCAGTCATAGCACTCACGCCACCAGCGACCGCTGAGCCAATGCCGTCCACCACCCCATTAAAGACGATGGATTGTTTTTGATTCTCAATCTGATTTTTATTTCCTTGAATAAACGCGCTGAGATAGTTGCTTAATATAGGTAAATCATTTGGGTTGTTATTGATGAGCGCATTTTCCAGTTGCAAAATAAACTTATATACCCCAACGTCCGGCGCATCGGCATCTTGTAAATAGCCATCCACCATATAGGCGACTTTATTTGTCGGCCCAAGTGACCCCATCGCCCGAATACTCAGATCAGCACCGTTTATATATTCGTTTTTAATGATTTGTCGGTTGCCTTTGAAATCATCTAAAACGGTGAAGGCATATGGATACATGAGTAACTTCGATTCGGTGACATGTTTAAAACCGCGATACTTATCACCTAATGTTTTCTGCATATACGAATAACTGACAAGTTTCTTTAGGTGAATCGTGTTAAAACTGTTCGATCCGTCTGATACTCGACACCCTTCAAAAACGGTATCACTTAAACTTAATACACCGTCCGAATAATCGACATCGACAAAATTCCCGCCAAAAAAGTCGGTGACATACATCGACACGACATTATTCACCGCGTCATTATCTGTGAAAATAGCTTTTAAAACGTCAATAACCGGACTTAAGTTAAAACTTGACTGCCCAATATGAACACTTGGCACGCTATTATTAAGCTTAAATGGGTGTATGTAATACGTTAGTGCCTGTGGCAGTCCGTTTAAAACGGGCGTAATTTTCTTGTCTGACCCATCATGAAACGTTGTTTTTGATACGATGACTAAAAAGAACAGATCATCATAGGGGATCCAATGATCCACCGCCACCGTTTCATATTCAGAGCCATAGTATAAACCCTCGTCCACCGTATTGATAACGGGCGTGCCGTCACTATTCCATAACGGGCGATGTTCGCGGACAACAAAGGATGGTTTAAAATTGATGTCAAAACGCCACGTTTGCAAGACGTCAATTTCAAAATGGACATACGTGGTGTTTTTGTTCACATATTCAAGTTTTGTCACGAAAGCATAAAACCATTTTGAATTATATCTGGCATTTTGAAACATAAGATAATTGACGCCCCATAGGTCATCAATCGACCGATTCACCGCGACATAGGTATGCCCTTCAATTCGTTGGAAATTGGCCTGACTCATGCTATGAACGACCGTTCGGCCTAGAAAATAGTTGGTCTGTTCACTTTTACTGTTAAACCATCGCGTGTGTTTATAATCATTGGAGAAGGGGACACCCGACAAGAGTCGGATATTTGTCCCCGAAAGTGGTATAGTCGCCATATGCTACACCCCATTAAGCCGGAATGACGCTGATAATAGATTCACCCACTACGCTGTATTCATCACCGCTGTCGGCGGTGCCGTCCGGGTCAACATTGACAGTCGCCTTGACTAAGAGTTCACCTGTCTGACCGCTTGCCAGCGTCAAGACGCCATTTTCATCAATGGCCGTTCCGCTTGTGATCGTGGTGGAAGAAGTGGACGGCTCAACCGACCATGTGACGTCATAGTCTTTTCCGTCAGTCGCCCGAACATAAGCCGTAAGTTCCATCGACTTGCCAGCTTTAAGCGTGGCAATTGTCGGATCAACGATAACACTTGTAACTTCCTTCACCTCTGAATCGACAACAAAAGCAACCGCATTCGCAAAACGTGATGCGCTAAGCGTTTGCCATACATGGTAGAAGTAATTCCAGTATAGGCCTTTCGGGTTGCGAATGGTTTCAAGTTTTAAGAGATTATCATAAACCATGAACCATTCTTTGTCGATTAGTACGGCTTTTAAGCCACTTGACGCAAACCCATCAATGACCGTTACATTACCAAGAAATGTCGCGCGGTCAAGATTGAAGGCTTTGGCTAAAACGTCTACGTCAAGTTCCGCCTCGAGATCGGCATCTATGATAAGATGCATGTCAGACAAGTCTGTTCTTGTACGAACGGCCAATGCATTATAGTCACGTGAGCCGTTCGGGAGCGACATTTTTCGAGCGGTTGCGCGAACCTTTTTGACAAATTCATTCATACTTGTAGCATCAACCGGATCAACGACTGGCACAACCGTAAATAAGCCCTTGCTGTAATAGTTGTCGATAAGGAGTTTCATATATTCATACTCATCGACTTCGGCACTATTATAGATCGCGTTAATGATGCCAGCGACAAAGTTTTCAAACGCACCCCAAGACGTGAAGGCACTTCGGAGTTGTTCATCGGAAATCGTCTGCTCATAAAAATCTTGTCGGTTGCGCTCATGGAAAAGCACCTTGACGTTTGGAATCTGACGGCGAAAGACGGTTTCTTCGGCATCGTCTGGATCATATTTTTTCGCTTTCGTAATGTCGGTAAAAATTTCCTCAATCGTTCGGCCTTGTGGCATCATACCCCGTTTAAATTTAGCCAGCGGGTTTTTGAGACTTTCGGCATTGATGACCACTAACCCAATCCGGTCAACTAAAGTCGCCACAAAATCATTCTGCAAAGTTTGGTTAATCATGATCCCTGCCCCGACTTCGGCCACGTTATCGGCATTAGCCAGCGGGACATATTGCTGGAAGTTCGGATTTTCGTTAATGATGGCGTTAATAATATCGTACGTTTCTGTGATGCCTAAATCTTGTTTAATGTCCTTAATGGTAATTCTTGCCAAAGATTTCCCCTCCTATTATTTAAGGCCTGCGTTTTTCTCTAATGCGGAAACGGTGACAGTTTCCGAAAAAGAACGCTGTTCCTCTTGTTTTTTCGTTTCATCATCTGCTCCGGCAATACCAAGTTGACGGAATAACTTGCTATTGCTGATCACTAAATCGGCATTATCCTTTTCGAGTTTTTCTTTCGTTTTTGTAAGTTCGTCAAAATCCGTCAAAACGCTGGCATAGTCCGTTCTCAGTTGCTGTAAAATCTCTGTTCTTCGACTCTGTTCGAGTTCTGGATTCAGTAACTCATTGAGCAGTGCCTCATGTTCATCACGCGTCATCGGCATAGACATTCCACCTTTCTATGTAAGTTGGCATCTTTACTTCTATTATAATAGGAAGAAAGTCGAAAAAACTAGTAAAAATATGAATCTGTTAAAAAATAATGTACTTTTTTATAAAAATGTGTTGACGGCTGTTGTGATTTGATGTAAGATAGTAGATGTAAGACGAAAACAAAAGGAAGGATGTGAGAGGGATGGCCGGACAACGAAAAACCATTGTGAAAGAAGTCGTTTTTACGACTGTGAAATCGGCACGCATGGAAATCAATGAAAACGGCATGCCCGTAGCTGTTCCAGTTGATGACAAGGTTTTCATCGGTCATTTAACACTGGAAAAGGCTCAGCGTGAAATGTCGAAACTCATGGACGGCGTGACGGTTTTTCAAGTCATTCCAGAGAAAGCCATTTACAAGATGCCACTCGAGAAATTTATCGAGTTGGCTGAACGTGTCGAACCTTCGGCCAATGAATAACTGACGTGAAAGGATACTGTGTTTTTGTCTCGTTTCCCCATCAAATTCTATACTCTATCAATTAAAGAAAGGAAAGATGACAGATGGCAGAAGTTAAGGCAAGTTTTGATTTGACGACATTGGAAGGGAAAAAACGCTTGTTTAATGCTAAATCCGGATCGAGTATTTCCATGAAAACGCTCGATAACGGTACAGAACTTGAGGTTGTTGGGGTTATCCAATACCCGGAAATCATTGATACTTACGGAAACGGCCAAGAGGGGACAGTCACCGTTCTTTATACGGCTGATGGCCATTCCTATGCGGCGGTTTCCGAAACAGTTGCGCGCGCGGCTAGCGCCCTGATCGACTTCTTTAATGAAACAGGCGTTGACTCTGTGATCGTTCGTGTCGTGAAAGCTAAATCCAGCAAAAATAATGAATTCCTCAATCTTGAATTACTCTAAGGAAAAGGGTGATAGACCAATGCCGATGACAAGGCGGGGGATCTATCATAACTTGAAAGAATCCAAATACGCGACAACGAATGGGGTTGTCGCGTTTTTCTTCTCATCTAAGTTTTATCTTTCAAAATTTCTGATAGAGTACCCTGACCATCGCGATAAAATGAAACGTTTCAGAACTAACCCCGATGACAACCTTTCTTTTATATCTGACTTAAGACTCTATGAATCTATTGAAAAACGGGGGTTTAGAGTACAGATTGATGGGAGAGATCGAACATGGCAAGAAGTCCACGCATACGCATTAGAAACATTGACCGATCGGAATACGCGCGATTGGTACGTAATGCACGTTCCAAGATTCGGCGAACGAAAAAGAAATATGGGATAGACTTGTCTAACGCCATTGAATTGCCACCGCTCGAAACCTTTAAAACACGTAAAGAATTTAATAAATGGAAACAAACGGTTTCAAGTTTTACCAACCGAAATAATCTTCGCTTTCAATTTAAGAAAAACCCGTATGGCGTTGTGGCAAGCAAGGCGGAATTAGCTGAAATCGAACGAAAAAACCGCATCGCTATACAAAATGCAAAACGCGAATTAAAACGCATTGAAAAACTGCCCGTCTATTTACGTGGTGAAAAAATTGCCACCGTTGGCCAGAGAGCGCAATTGATGGCCAATCCGGCACGCGAACATGGTATTTCCGTTCCGAATAAATTTGATTTTTCCAAGATAAGAACAAAATACGATCTCGAACGTGTAAAACGAATGATGGAGAGGAAAGCAGAAAGAGAGTATTATCATCGGAGACGGACAATCATGCAACAAAACTATATTGATATGCTTGAAAAGTCCTTTAATAGTGATGCGGATCAGATTGTGGAGTTAGTGAAACAGATGTCACCCGATGAATTTTACGAAATGTATTTACAAGAAGTTAATCTCGATTTTGACCTTTTTTATTCCGCAGATGGCAGTGAGGACGATGACCGTCTACCCAATCTTATAAAAACCACCATTGAAAAGTATATGAAACGCAACAAAAATGACCTAAGTGGTTTCTAACCGAAAAGAGGTTAGAACATGGCGCGAAAGAAATATGCATGTGACTTTGAGACTACGACCGATCCAAACGACTGTAGGGTATGGGCATATGGTTGGATGGAAATCGGAAACACGTCAAATTATAAAATTGGAAATTCTTTAGATGAGTTTATGACTTGGGTGAAAGATGTGAAAGCCGACCTTTACTTTCACAATCTTAAATTCGATGGGGAGTTTATCGTCCATTGGTTACTGACACATGGTTTTAAACACGATGATAGTGGCCAACCGAAAACCTTCCATACGATCATCAGTAGCATGGGACAGTGGTATATGATCGACATATGTTACGGCTATAAAGGGAAACGGAAAATACATACAGTCATCTATGATTCGCTCAAAAAATTGCCGTTTCCTATCGCGAAAATCGCAAAAGACTTTCACTTACCTGTGCAAAAAGGCGAAATTGATTATAACGCCTATCGACCAGTCGGTCATGAAATAACAGAGGAAGAAAAAGCGTACATCATCGGAGATATACGCATTTTGGCAGAGGCCTTAAAAATTCAGTTTGACCAAGGACTTGACCGCATGACAAACGGGAGTGATTCACTCGCTGGTTTTAAAGCTATCATAACAAAAAAGTTGTTCGATGTCTATTTCCCACAGTTATCCTTATCCGTTGATGCGGATATACGAAAAGCCTATCGTGGTGGATTTACGTGGGTGAATCCGAAATTTCAAGGAAAAGATTTAGGTGAGGGTATCGTCTTTGACGTAAATAGTCTGTATCCCTCACAAATGTATATGCGCCCGTTGCCCTATGACATGCCTGTTTTCTTTGAAGGCGAGTATCAACAAGACGATGAATATCCGTTATATATCCAGCACATGAGATGTGAATTTGAATTAAAAGAAGGTAAAATTCCAACGATCCAGCTAAAGAAAAACATGATGTTCAAACCTAACGAATACTTAACGTCAAGTGATGGGGAAAGCGTTGACCTGTATGTGTCAAATATCGACCTCGATTTAATTAAAGAACATTATCATCTTTATAATGTCGAATATATAAACGGCTGGAAATTCAAGGCAAGGGTTGGCCTGTTCAAAATGTTTATTGATAAATGGATGCATATTAAAAACACGTCCACCGGAGCCGTTAAATTATTGGCCAAGCTGATGCTTAATTCTCTTTATGGGAAATTCGGAACGAATCCCGATGTCACCGGAAAGGTACCATACTTAAAAGAAGATGGATCAGTCGGTTTTAAACGTGGACAAGAGGAATTTAAAGACCCGGTGTATATTCCGCTCGGTGTTTTCATTACTTCATGGGCACGTTATACAACGATTACCACCGCGCAAAAATGTTATGACCGCATTATTTACTGTGATACGGACTCGATCCATCTTATTGGAACGGACGTGCCAGATGCCATAAAAGACATTGTGGATGATAAAAAACTTGGGTACTGGAAACATGAAAGTACGTTTAAGAGGGCGCGTTTTATACGACAAAAAACGTATATTGAGGAAATCTATTTAAATGATGAAAAAACAGAAACAAAATTGAATGTCAAATGCGCAGGCATGCCGGATTCTGTTA